CGTTAGATACATCTGAAACACCAGAAAGTGCAGAAGACATATTAATATCAAACGGTGAGATTATAATACCTGATATTATAGCACAGGAGATAGGATATAAAAGACTTGAAAAGATGAATAATAGAGGTATGGAACTTACAGAAAAATTAATAGCAGAACACGAGCAACAACAAGGACAGCAACAGCAAGCACAGTTAGTGCCGGGTTTTCAAGATGGAGGAGATGCTGCTCTTACTGAAGAACAAATAAAAAATAGAGATCATATTTTAAAAGATTTGGGAGAAAGAAGAGATACAGAAGAACAAGCAAGTGCTATGAACATGGAAAATCAAATGAAGCATGCTTTACCTGAAACTAAAATAGAAAAACCAAAAATAGATAATGTTGAAACAGCTAGAATTGATACTACACCAGAAACTATTTCAGTGGAGCCTGTTCCTTTTTCACAAGTGGATTTTGAATTATTTAAAATTGGATATAAAGGACATAATCCAACTGTAAAAACAGTAAGAGATGTAAAATGGGAAGCAAATGTTTTAAATCAATTTGATACAATTAAACCAACAGCACAAGTAACAAATGCTATAAACTCTGTTCTTCCAGCTTTTAAAGAACTAGAGAGACATAATTTATACAATAGAGATTTTTTTGAAAAACTAGCAATAGTTGAAAGTAATTCTGGAGATTCTAAACAAATGATTTCTGACACTAACGACTACGGTGTTTTTCAAATTAACATAGATGCAATAGGTAAAACTTTTAATGATGAAAGTTCATTTAATAATTCTTTTAAGAAATACTACAGCGATAAAGCAGCACAAGTTACAGGATACTCTGCGGATAAATTAAAAGAATTGTATAATGCAGACATAGAGAAATTTAAGGATTTATTAATTAAAGATCCTAAACTGAATTTAGCGTTAGCAATAGCCGGATCAATTATGCCTAATTTAGATTCACAGGCAAATATAAAACTGGCTAAGAAAAACGACTAAAAAAACACCCAGCCACCCGTTTGCCCCGGCACTGGGTTTCTACAACCATAACCAGCCACCCTCAATTATGAGGCACTGAGAAAGGAAAATAAAATGGCAAAAAAAGGAAAGACCAATAAACACAATAAAGCAACAGTACTTGAAAACGATCCTCGTGTAAATATGTACGAGGGGAAAGATAGAGTGCTAACAACTGAAGATGAAACGACTGAAGCAACTGAGGACACTGACATCAAGGCCACGATGGAAGCCACTCCTGAAGTAGAAGGTTTTATGGATTCTTCCAAGCCAGCTCCAAAAGAGCCGGAAGGAGTTCAAGGAGACCCCGAAACTGAAATTAGGTATAAGAAAAGATACGATGACCTTAAAAAATATTACGATCAAAAGTTGTCCGAATGGAAGCAGGAAAAGGAAACTCTAGAAGCACAGAAGAAAGCTATAGAGGAACCTCAACCTAAATATGCTCCACCAAAGACACCTGAAGAACTTGATAGATTTAAAGATCAATATCCAGATGTATACCAAGTTGTAGAAACTATATCTCACAATATGGCTTCTAAACAAGTAGAGGATCTTCAAGCTGAAATAGGTAGATTAACTGCAAAAGAAAAGAAGACTAAAGTTCAATCAGCCTACAGACAGCTTCTGAACAATCATCCGGATTTTGAAGAGATAAAGACTTCTCAAGAGTTTTTAGATTGGCTTGAGCAACAGCCCAAAAGCATTTCTGAAGGTATTACCAAGAACAATACCGATCCTGTTTGGGCAAGTAGGACTGTTGATCTATACAAAGCTGATATTGGTATAAATAGGAAACAGACCTCTAACAGGTCTAAAGACGCTGCGAAAGCTGTAACTAAGTCTACCGCAAGGGAGATTAACACTACAGGTAAGAGTGGCAGGACATGGAAGATGTCTGAAATTCAGAAGCTCAAACCTTGGGAGTACGAGCAATATGAAGCGGAAATTGATCAGGCTGTGAAGTCTGGTCGTGTTATTAACGAATAATAGCTAATAAGGAGGAAATATGGCTACTATGGGACTAGCAGCAGGCTATCAGAATTTACCTACTGGTAACTGGGCACCTGCTATTTACAGTCAAAAAGTTCTCAAATTTTTCCGTAGAGCATCGGTTGTAGAAGCAATAACTAATACCGACTACACTGGGGAAATCGAGAATTTTGGCGATACTGTAAACATACTAAAAGAGCCTTCAATTACTGTAGCTTCTTACTCTAGAGGTCAGACCGTAAATACACAAGTACTAGCTGACGATCAAATGCAATTGACAATTGATCAAGGTAACTACTTTGCATTTAAGGTTGATGACATCGAAGAAAGACAGTCACACGTAAATTGGGAAGCTCTTGCTACTTCTTCAGGTGCGTACACTTTGAAGAAGGCTTATGACTACAACGTACTTAAAAACATGTATGACAATGCTGTAGCATCTACAGGAACATTAGGCACACAATCAACATCAGCTAACACTGGTGATGAAGTGGCTAATCTTGTAGCTCAAGCAGCAGCAGAGTTAGACAAGAACGATGTACCTGAAGAAAATCGTTGGCTTGTAGCTCCACCTCAATTTTACGAGGTGTTGAGACAGGCTGGCTCTAAGATTATGGATGCATCTGTAACTGGTTCTGGCTCACCATTATTAAATGGTAGAGTAACAGACAGACCACTACACGGCTTTGATTTATATCAATCAAATGCTATTGCAGTTGGTTCAACTGGTTCAGCTGCAACTCATACTTTTGGGTCTTCAAGTACTTCCGGACAGACAGCAATTCTCTACGGACATATGTCTGGTGTTGCTACTGCATCTCACATCGCAAAGACCGAAGTGATAAGAGATCCAGATAGTTTCTCTGACATCGTAAGAGGATTACATGTTTTTGGAAGAAAAGTACTTCGTGGTGAAACAACAACAGGATTCAAAGGCGTATTTAAAGGCCTTATGGATCTAGATTCTTAATTGGGAGGATAGATATAAAATATGGCAACATATGATAAAACTGGTAAAGGTGGTACTACTGGGCATCCTTCTAATGGAAGGACACCTTATTTAGTTGAGAATACAGTTGACTTCTCATCTTTTGATCCTGCAGCAAACGACATTGTTCAAATGATTGATGTCCCTGCTGAAACTTTAGTTATCAATGCTGGTATAGAAGTATTAACTGCTTCTGCTAGTGGTGTTACTCTAGACGTAGGTGATGGAGGAGATGTTGACAGTTATGTAGACGGTTATGATTCTACTTCAACTGGATATGCAGGCTTAGTGGAAAATGTATCTAATGCAGGAACTGTTTATGGTTCTGCAGATACAATTGACGTTAAAGTTCTGGGAGCACAAGACGATTCAGGCAAAGTTAGAGCTTGGGCTGTAATGTGTGACATATCTGGTGTAGATGAAACCGATCACAACTAATATGTAACCATTTAGGTGGGGGGTTATTATAGCTCCCTACCTTACCTTTAAGGAGTAAGACATGGCTGTTCACGATATGAGAGCTACACAAAAAATAATAGAAATGAATCCTAATAAAGATAAAGGATTAGAAAAAATAGAGTTACGAGTTAAAACTATAGAACAAAGTGTAAATTTAATACTAAAAAAATTAGATAAAATAGAAAAATCAAATAATACGGAAATAGCATAAGATGGCAACTACTTACTTAACATTAGTTAATAATGTACTAAACGAAATGAATGAGGCTGAATTGACTTCTAGTACTTTTTCAAGTAGCAGAGGAATACAGACAGCTATTAAAAAATTTGTATTGAAAGCTATGCACGAGGTGTATAATTCAATATCTGAAATACCAGATTTGTATAAATCTACTTTTCAGGTTACGAATGCAGGACAGCGTACCTACAGCCTGCCTTCTTCAGCGTCTCCGCAAAGTGGAGATTTAGCGTATAGAAAAATAGATTGGGATTCTTTTCGCTTGGTACCAAAAGAATTAATTACTAATGGAGAGTTTACTTCTGACATATCTAGCTGGACAACCATAGCTGGAGCAGGTAGTGCTGCATA